ACCGCCTTGCCGGGGGGCATCAGGGCGGCGGGATTACTCGGCCCGCGTGGGGCAGGCGATGGGGCCGTAGTTGCTGCCGCCGTGGGGGATGGAGACGCGGCAGCAACTTCATCGATAACAGCGGCAGGGGACGCTTCCGGCAGGGGTAGGCGGTCGTCCACCAATGGCACGTGTGCTGTGTCACCTGTGGCGCTGCCAGCTTCGTCGGCAAATGCAGCGGGATTCGCCGCGCGCATTACGTCAACGGCTGCTTCCTGCGCCTGGTCTATCTGCACAAGACCGGCAGCGCGGGCGGCGTCCAGCGCATTCTGGTTGACGAGGTTGGCGCGTGCGGTTGCTTCGGCCACATTGAGAGCCGCGCCCGCTTCATCCACGGCGCCGGCGATTTCCATTGCCGCACCAACACGGAATCCTTCGGCAATGATTCCACCCGGAATGTCCAGCACATTCGTCAGGTCCAGCACGACGTTGAAGAATGTGTCCTTGAGCGGGTCGATGACCGGTTGTACTACGTCAACCGTTCTCATCTCTTTCATGGTGGCGTACTGCGCGCCAAGTTTGGCCGCTTCCAGACGCCACTGTTCCGCTGAGGGGAAGTCCCCATTCCCTGCTGCAAAAGCCGCTTGCTGCTGCGCGACCATTATCTGACGGGGCAGTTCGGCAAGCGTTGTCTCGTGCTTCGCAATCAAGTCCTCTGCTTCGGCCATCGTGCCGGAGTAGAGAGCGTTGCGCGCAATCACTTCGTCGCCCGTCTGCGCGGCCATGGCAAGCGCGTTGGCTTCGATTTCAGGCATGGCACGGAGACCAATGCCAAGATTCTCCCCGAAGTTGGACGGGTTCAGAAGGCCCATCCACGCCATGCCCTTCTGCAACCACTTGGGCATCCACTGATACTGTGCGTTCTCTGCGGCAGTATCTTCCGCCGACTCGAGCACCTCACCAATCACGTTGGCGGGCGACCCCATCGGCATAAAGCCTGCGGACTGAGCGAGGCCTGGGAACATGGGGTCAATGAACGGAGCACTCCCGGCCATGGAAAAGAAAGCGTCGGCCATCGTGCCGACTACAGCGCCCGTCGTGGCGACAGCTTCACCAAACTTTTCCGTGGCAGGAGTCGCACGCAAGCGCGACCAGAGACTTGCCCCTAACTGAAGCGGATTGACGCCGATAGTCATGCTATCGCCAGTCAAGGGGGATGTTACCTGCGGGAAAGCCGCTTCAAGCCTCTCCTGAGCGAGACGGGCGTTCTCCTCTTGCGAGCGCCCGATGCGTTCAAACTTTGTTTCTGCGCGCTGCTCAACGGCGGCGGCCTGCCCGCCAGGGAAACGGAACTCTCCAATATCATCCAGGGACAGCACGCCAAGGTTCGGCGCGTTCGCCTGGGCGACGGCAGTTGTGAATGGGCCTGCGCTTGGCGGCGGCTTGGGAACGGCAAGGCCCATGGCCGCGACTCTGCCCACGCTCGCTTCGGCGCGCAGGCGACGTCTGTCCTCGCTGAGTTTGTCGTCTATCTGCTCTGCACTGAAGTACGGACCCCGCAGACGGTCGGATGAGGAGACTGGACTGGGAGAGCGCAACGTCTCGGTGCGCCCTCCAATTGGGGCGGAGACTCCGATAGGAGGAACGTCCCGATTTACTTCCGGGCGCGTGAGGGTGGATGGGCGAGGAGCCGGCCTGTCTGCGGGGCGCGTCTGGAAAACAGGAAGAAATGTGTTGGTAACTTGCTCGTCACGCTGAACCGGCCCGATGCGCGGTTTCCATGTGGCAAGTTTGTTCTCGATTTCCTCGCGCGCGGGGGGAGGCGCCCATGAGCGAAGCGCCTCCCAGTCCACACTTGGTTCTTGCGGCTGCGCTTTGGGCGGGTACCCCTGCGCGCCCGGATAGTCCCTGCGCCTCTCTGCCGGCGTAAGAACTGGTTTCGTCTTGGGCGCCGGCGGCGGCTGCGTGCGCCTGGCTGGTTGTGTGGACGGCGGTTTGCTAGTCGGCTTTGGAGACGGTTTGGGGGCGGGTTTTGAACCAACGCCCCCTTTCGAGACGACCTTCTTCTTGCCCTTGTCGCCCACAAACGAAGCCATGGTTTATGTCCAGTTCTGCATGAACCGCGTGTTGGGAAGCTGGTCACGGCCAAACGCCTGCATGGTGGCGATTTCCTTGTCCACCAGGTTGCGCTGCTGCTGCGTGTACCAGTCGTTCATGGCGTTGATGTTGGTGCCATACATGTTGCCGTACAGGTTGGCGTCGGCTCCATAGGCGTTGTACCACGCTTCGGCGGCGTTGCGGTCGAGGTTGCCGTACAACTCTGCCCCGTACCCATAGGCGTCGGTCGCTGCCCCCAGATTCGAGTTCCAGTAGTTGTAATCGAGTTGATGCTGGTTGTTGAGCCAGTCCATAGCCAGGGCAGCGTTCGACTGGTCCATGGTGAAACGGTCCTTGTCGGCGCCCCACCCGAACTGCATCATGTCGGCATTCCACTGGTTCACGTCGCCGGCCAGTCCCTGCCAGTAGTTGAGACTGGCCACGGAACCTGGGTCAATCCAGCCTGCTGCACTCTGCGGGGGCATGTAGGACGGGTTGTACGAATAGCCGCTGCCCGGCGCGCCATTGATGGGCACGCTCGCGCCTGGAGCGCCCGGAGCGGGGGCAGCGCCTGGAGCGCCAGCGCCCGGAGCGGGGGCAGCTTGCCCGTAGTTGAAGTCATAGGGAGTGCGGAAGCCTGCCACAAGCGCCTGCATCTGCTCCGGCGTGTACTGACCGGCAGTCGGCATTCCGTTCTTCACCCAGTTCTTGAAGGAGCCGGTCCAGTCCACCTGGCCCATGACCTTCATCATTTCAAACTGCTTCTTCCAGTCCTCCTCAGATGGCCCGGACGAGAGCGACCCATACGCCACGTGCCCAAGCGAGTCATAGCCAGGCCCGTAGTCACCATGTCCAAGCGCGTCCAACGCCGGTCCGCCACCGCCACCGCCACCGCCACCGCCACCGCCACCGCCGCTCTGCGTGTTGAAGCCACCGCCTGCCCCTACGCCACCGCGACCAGGCTGATTTCCTTGTCCACCGCGGCCGGCGCCGGCCCAGAAGTTCTCACCGCCGCCTCCATTGTAGAAGTTCTGCATCCGCGCAGATTGCGGTCTGCCCTGAGCAACAGGTGTGCGCCCGCCCTGCTGCGGCATGGGGCCGACAGGCGGCGGTGTTTGGTTTGAACCGACACGCTGGCCGGCGTTGGGGCCTATCTGATAACTCTCCCACGCAGACCGCGGCGGCGAGTAGTTCTGGGGATTGTTTGACATCAATCCCTGAAAGTTCTTCAGTACGTCCTGCGCCGTTGTTGCTTGATGCACATTCGGGTCGGCAGGCCGTGGGTCTCTCCATGGAACGGGCATGAGTTCCTCCTACCACCCGGACGGCATGGCGCCGGGTCTGTAATACTGCGGCATGTTCGGCGCACCGGGCGTCGTGGGCAATGTGGGCATGGGCTGATAGGTCGGCCGGTTGACGTAGTAGCCGGCGAACGGGTTCTGATACTGGTTCTGGAAGTTCTGATAGCCGTTCTGGGCGCCCATGGGCATCTGCATCCCACCGCCAAAGCCCATGCCTGCGCCCCCGGACGGGTTCTGGTAATACTGCATCCACGGCGGCGGCTGCATTCCACCCGGCAACTGCGGATAGCCGCCTCCACCAAAGCCCTGCGGGGGCCTCACATACTGGAACTGCTGGCCCCATCCCTGCGGGGAGTTGAAATTGCCCCACGGATTCTGCTGCTGCTGCCGCTGCTCCCACTCGCGCTCTGCGTCCAACTCGCGCTTTGGGTCCCCTCCGCTGATGGGCGTGATTGGTATGTTCTCCTTGAGGCCATAATCTGGCTTGGGAGGCTGCTTGGGCTGGATTCCGCTGATGGGCGTGATTGGTATGTTCTCCTTGAGGCCATAATCTGGCTTGGGAGGCTGCTTGGGCTGGATTCCACTGGCAGGAAAGGGGATGCCCCTTTTGTTCAGCTCTGCCAACATCGCATAATCGGGCTTCTGCATCGGATTAGCCATACAAGTCTCCTTCCGCTCAGCCGAGCGGCAGTTCTTCGGCAGGCGGGAGCGGTTGCCCCGTCATGATTGCCCACATTACCGGGTCTACATCCGGTGGTTTGACGAACTGCGCCCCAATCTGCGGGGGAATCGAGCCTTCATCCATGTTCATTGAAGGAAACTGCAATGGCGAAGGGCCACCCATTTCCCCTGGCGGGGCCATTTGAGGCATAGGGGGCGGCATTTGGCCCATCGGAGGGCCTTGCGGGGGCATTCCTCCGCCCATTTGCCCCATATCGGGCGGCATTTGAGGCGGTGGCTGCTGCTGCATGGCCTGCTGCTGCGCCATTTGCTGCTGCTGGGCCTTGAATTCTTCGTCATACTCGGTGCCTCTGACGATTTCCTGCCATGTGTCGGGGAATCGCTTCTGCAAGGCGGCTACCATCATCTTCGGTTTGATGGTTGGGTCCTCCATCATCTGCTCGACGAGCACCTGCTTGTCCTCATCGGGGCTGATTGGCGCCTGAATCAGGTTGTCCCGGTACCATTGCTTGCTGGCAATGCCCATTTCGACCAGTCTCATGCCCAATGTCTGGTCCTGTATGTCATTCTGAGGCACGTTTGGTGTCAGCCTGACACGGTTTTCGTAGTAGCCGTCGATTTCTTCGGCAAAAAGCGTCTCGTAGAAGAAACCGCGCTTGCCGTCCGCCTTGCCCCACACCCGCACCCCTATGCCGTCCCCGCCCGCTACCCCGCCATCTGCCCCAATCTTGACGGCATTCGACTCAACCAGGCTGAACATGATTGCGTTGCATTGTTCCATGGAACGCTCGAGGTTGTATTGTGCGCTCGCGATGCGTCCTTGCGCAGCATTGGCAAGAATCGATACGCCATAGCCTGCCTGCAAGGAGCCTGGCGCCTGCCCGTGCATGACGCCAGGGAATGTAGCCTGTTGCGAGTCCGCGGAAAGCATCTCGAATGTCTGGTCCGTGACCATGCTGTTCGGCTGGAAGGTGATGGTATCGACCTTCGTGCCCCACGGAAGTTGCGTGCTTTTGCCCGGTTTCGCCACAATGTCTGGGATTTCCTCACCCATCTCGTTCTGGAAGGTGATGTAGGGGTCGGAGAACCATCTGGCCTGCGTCATTTTCATTGACATAAGCCTGCTCATGGCCTGCCATGTGTCCCGAATCGGGTGAAGAATGGACAAGCTGTGCCATGCCTTGTCCTTGGAGAAACTCACGTCGGCTGCGCCCACGACAAGCGGAATCAGTGTGTACTGCGTTTCGCGTGGTTTGACCACGTATTCCTCATCGATGACCACGCAGTTCCATATCTTGCCGCTCCCCTCGTCCACATACCAGAAATCCACCACTTCCACGGTTTCCTGGCCCCTTCTGCGCGTGTCAAACCGCTCCTTGTTGCGCTTTTTGTACTCGGGGTACCTCTGAAACACGTCGGTCAGGTCGGCTGAATACTTGTGATAAGCGAATTCGGTGTAGAGAGGACCCTCCTTGATACCGACAGCCAGCGGGTCCAGATTCCGAATCATGATGGGGAAGCGTTTGCCCTTGAGATGCTTGGGCAACTTGCTCTCAATCCACTTCACCTCAAAGGCATGATAGGCTCTTACCGCACTCTGCCACTTGGCGTTGCCGATAATGTCGGTGCGCTGCTGCTGCGCGCACAATGCCCACGCCGCCGTCAACCAGCGCTCCTTCTTCTCGGAGATGTTGACTTCCAGGTCACTCATGTCACGCGCCGGCACCTGAATCTTCGGCTCGTTGCCTATCAACCGGCACAGCAGATTCACGGTGTTGTAGGGAGTGGCAAGCGCTATCTGCTCGATACCCTGGTCGCGCGCCTCAGCGTCCGTCATCTTGAAAGACGGCACTTCCATGCGCCACATCTTCTCCCAGAAGTCGGCCATCTTCCGATAGTCGGCCTTGTCATCCTCACATCTGCTGACCTTGCCCAACACATCTTCCACATCCCATTTGCCGCTCATGCCCATGCCTTTCTCTGCACGCTCTTGTAGCGGCTCTTTCTCTCTATCAAGGCCCCAAAATGCGCCACAAGCCCGTAACCAAGCGCACTCAACGCATCCTCATTCTGCTTGATGGGCCGCCCCTGCAAGCCACGCCCCTCCACAAACTGAGGCCACTTGTAGGTCATCAACTCACCCAGAATGCCATACGCACGACCCGTCGAATCCAACTTCGCATTCAAATGAGACGCAAAATAGAGGAGCGGCTCCTGACCAGGCGGAGCCAGACGCAACGCAATCGCCTGTCTCCAGATTTCTTCCTTGATGTAGTTCATGCGCCACTTGATACCATGCGCCCCATACCTCTTTAACTCATCTTCCCATACCTGAATCTGACTCTTGTTGCCCTGCCTCTGCTTGGCCGCAATGTCAATCACGCCCTCCCTGACATAAGGCCACCACCGATACTCCAAAACCTTCGGAATCACATCCTGCGCTATCGCATTGTGCTCGTACAACTCGTCCAGTACCACCACCCTCGGCCCCTGCACCTGCACAAACAGGCCCGCATACGTGTGAGTGGCCGGGTCTACCCATAACTCCACCGGCAAATCAGGGTCCCATAACTCCTCAACCGGCTTGATATGCTTCTTGCGGTCATACTGCGGAAAAACCAATCCCTTCGGCTTGCATGGCTCCGCCCCATACCGCTCCTGAAACAAGTCCGGGGGCATGGACGCCTCTATCGCTGCGATTTTCGCATCGAAGCGACCCCCAGGGAACTCATCCGTGTTGGACCACGTAGGCCAACTGAACGCTACGCCACCCTCCTCGTTGTACCCACTCCACCGCTCATACAAGTCCGCATACCAACCCATTGACCCCTCAAACGTGCCACTTAAAATGACAGGCGCCGCTCTCTGCGTCGCCCGCTCCAGACATTTCATGTACGCATCATTTGTCTGCTGCGCCGCCTCACACATGACCACCACGTCCGGCGCATAACTGGCAAGACTCACCGAGTCCGTAGAGGATTTTGTCACGAAACTGAAGTCCTGCCCCTCAAACATGACGCGGAACCGACAACTGCCCCGACTCGGATAGGAGACAGTCGCCTCGTCCACTATGCCCATGTCCCGATACCATTGCAACAAATAGCCAAACTCAGGCCGCGCCTGCTCATAGTCAGGTCCCACCAACCAACACAAGCCCCCCGCTTTCACCACATACCGATGCAACTCCGCCGCTACCCCAAAGGACTTGCCGGCCCTTACCCCACCCGCCACAAGCCTGAACCGACTCTTGCTCTCATGGAACTCCCTCTGTACCGGGTTCGGCTCGTAGCCCGTCGCCCGCCACGCCAACTCCCTCCACTTCCTCCCGTCCAGACTCCCCATTTTTTAACAAGTCCCCGCAGTTGATCTAACTGCCCTGATTCTTTTTTGAGTCCTAAACTTTTCCAGGGTGCTGAAAAATGAAACACGCGCGAGAGTAGGTTGTGGGATGAAGTGTGGGGGAGTGTTGTGGAGTAGGGGTATGGTGGTGACGTGGTGTGTCGTGGAGTGGTGTGTATTGTTATCTTGCCTGGTCCTTGTCGTTGTCCCCACCCCCCACCCCACCCCACCCACTGCCCTCTATCACGTCATCCCCTACCACGTCATCCGGTAGCAGTCCTAGCAACGCGGCGAGGTTCGGCCTATCCTCCCCATTATCTTTCATGGTGGCCGGTTTGCCAGCAGCATATGACAACGCCAGCGCTGCTACTGCCATCATCCCACGCGGTGACCCTCGAGTCTTCGCCATACGCGCTGCATCCATAAGCCACTCTGCTATCATCTCCGGCGGTATTGCATCGGCCACCGCTTTGCGATACAGGTACGAAGCCCGCTGCCCCTTGCCCAGCGTGTTACCGGGAAGAAAGCGGCCCAGCTCATCTTTCTGTTTTCTGGCAGGACTAACGGGCGCGAATGATTCTACTTTGGCATTTTCCGTTGCATTATCCCCTTTAGCATTTTCCGTTGCATTATCCCCGCAACTTTCA